CCGTAAGTTCCTCTTCCGAGGACTACGGAAGGACATCCATGTCCGAGATGTCATCTCTGGTCAGCATAGGAAGGCTGTTCAAGAGACAGTAAGGCCGGGTAAAACCGGTAGTATACTGTCTGCCGACCTGACCTCAGCTACTGATCTCTTCCCGCTCGACCTGGTAGGAGCTCTTGTAGACGGCCTTTTGGCCGCCAAAGGGAACTCCGTGTCCACGCCAATTATTCCTGAGGTGTTTCACAAACTCTTCAGGAGATTGACTGGTCAACAGGTACTGGACTGGCCAGAGTTAGGGAAGAATGCCACCACAAGTCGTGGAATCCTTATGGGATTACCCACGACGTGGATTCTTCTTAATCTAACGTAGCTGGTCTGGTGTGGCTTGAGCGCTGGGCAGTCCCCCCAAGAAGCGTTGAAAGACAAGTCTTGGAAGAGTTGTGGAGACGACCTTATTGCCTGTTGGCCACGAGCTCGTGCTGAAAAGTACGACTAACTCGTGATAGCAACAGGGGGCAAGCCCTCCAAGGGCAAGCACTTCTTCTCTCCTACACATGGAATCTTCACTGAAGAAATCTTTTGTGTAAAGAGGGAAAGAGAGCTCGTTCTTGGAGAGACGTCTCTAAAACGGGATCAATTCCCTCCTCTTCCTGGCTTGAAACAGGTTGGAAAACCTAGGGCGTGTAGGACCCGCTCCGTCATACGGAGCGGTTTCTGGCTCAACCTAATTCCATTACGTTCCCTTGCAACAGGTGATGCACCCACTCATAGTGGGGATCCCTCGGTGCCGGTACTGATGAAAATAGGTTAAGCTTGCGAAGCTCTCAAGCATCTGGCCAAAGACAAGACGATATCTAAAGTCGTTCATTGTCTTAACCCGAGTCTTGAGGTTCAAGCGCGCCGTGCAGGCTTCCAACCTTTTCTTCCACGCAGACTGGGTGGTGCTGGTTTGCCACCAAAGCTCGAACGCGACTGGATGGCCAAGTCGGTCCCACGATGGGTCAGGAGGGGAGTCGCTGGATTTGTTTACCGTACAAAGTATGGCAATCAAACTCCTTTGACGTTTTGGGCAGATTGCGCTGCGTCGAAAGCCAGGAGCTGGCTTCGTTCGCAGTGGGAGTCTGTCCCAAATTCACCCCGCTGTCCCTGGTTGTGGACGCGACCGAACAGGGCCCCTGCGAAGACCGACCACCTATCTAGGTGGGTCCACTTGGGCAACTCGGAGGGTGATCTGACGAATTATTATTCGCGATCTACATAGTCTCTGACTATCCTTGGGTACTGCGAGTGGGAACCGTCGAGGGTTCCTACTCGCCTGCCAAGGCTCGTTTCTCGCCAAGTGAACAAGTTCTTGAAGGAGCATTAAGGAAAGGG